TAAGGAAAAGTTTTGCCCTATCTACAAAGCAACATCCCGCATTTCAAGGCGTGGGTGAGAAGGGAATATACTGTCAATCACGAGCGATACCATGGAGAGTTTTTACACGCCATGGTCATCGCAGTCACTACGATGCCCACGAGGTGCTTGAGTTTTCAGGTGATCTTTACGGGCTGCGAATCTGATGATGATGAAAACGAACCCAACGTCCACGGCGGGGCGATGTGGGCAAGGATGCCAATCACCGCCCTTGTTGCGGATACCCCCTTGGAAGAATGGCCAGAAGCTATGGCGGTACATCATGCCCAGCCTTGGGACTGTTCTAGTCACCACCATGCTGTATATGTTTTAGATCGTGCAACGCCATGTCCTTGGCTTGCGAAGATTGATGGTGAGTTCTATCCTGCGAAGTACTTGTTCACTGTGGATTATGCAGAGAATGAGATTGCAGATGATCCTGCTCAGCACAAGCAAAGTCATGTGATGGAGTTGTTAGATGCTGGTGAGTGGACGGGAAATATTGTAGCCTTGCCCAACAATAGGGTGAGGGTAACGCATCCTGCGTGGTTTGAGACGGGCGAAGGCGCACCTGATTTTCGTCCTTCTCAGCATATACATTACAGCAAGTCCGATTTAGATTACGTTCTGGATACAAGGCAGATCTTTGATAATTTGTATTCAGACAGAGAATCTGACAGAGAGTAGCCCATGGCAATTGAACGCGGCGTAGACGATATTGATGTAGATGAGTTGGGCATTGAAGACAACTCTAAAGAGATTGTTTTAGGCGTGGCGTCTGAAGATGAGTCGATGTTTGACGAAGTTGAGGAGGGCGATGAAGTTCTTCTTGATGACGGCACTATGGTTTTTGGCATGGATGAGATGGCAGATGATATGCCTGTTGCATTTGATGCCAACCTTGCGGAGGAGATGGATTCGCAGGAATTAGGTCGTATTTACAGCGACTGCATGGGTGATATTAAGGATGACAAGTCTTCTCGCAAAGAGTGGGAAGACCAGTACAAGGAAGGGCTAGAGTTCCTTGGGATGAAGTTTGAAGATCGCACGGAGCCATTTGATGGTGCTTCGGGTGTTGTTCATCCTCTTCTCGCGGAATCGGTCACACAGTTTCAGGCTCAAGCATACAAAGAGATGTTGCCATCTGGCGGGCCTGTTAAGACACAGACCATAGGTTTCGGTACACCTGAGACTGATCTACAGGCTGCGCGTGTTCAGGAGTACATGAACTTCATGATCACGCAGGAGATGAAAGAGTATGATCCTGAGACGGATCAACTGTTGTTTTATCTCCCGTTATCAGGTAGTGCGTTCCGTAAGGTGCACTTTGACCCCACGCTAGGTCGGCCTGTGTCTCGTTTTATCCCGTCTGAAAAGCTTATTGTGCCGTATGGCACCACCAGTTTGGACAGTGCTCCGCGTATCACGCATGCGATTGATATGTCGATGAANGATGTGCGCAAGCTTCAGCAGTCTGGTTTTTATCGTAAGACCAAGATGAAGGATGCGACGGACTACGTTGACACAGATGAGATCGAAGAAGAGATAGATGAGCTTCAGGGCGTGAAGCCATCAGGCAGTTCAAACGATGATTGTGAANTGTTTGAGATGCACGTTGATCTTGATATNCCAGGGTATGAAGACCTTGATGCTCAAGGTGAAGAGACAGGCATCAAGCTGCCGTACATTGTTACTTTATCACCCACTCAGAATACTGTTCTGTCGATTCGCAGGAACTATCAGCAGAATGATCCGATGCGTAAGCGCATTGATTACTTTGTGCATTACAAGTTTTTACCGGGCGTCGGATTTTATGGCTTTGGACTGACTCACATGATTGGTGGGTTGTCGAAGGCATCGACTTCTATTCTGCGCCAGTTGATTGATGCGGGTACGCTTGCGAACCTGCCTGCAGGTTTTAAGGCTCGTGGCATACGGATTCGTGATAACGATACGCCGTTGCAGCCTGGCGAGTTCAGAGACATGGATGCGCCGGGTGGGTCACTTCGTGATGCGCTTATGCCTTTGCCGTTCAAGGAACCAAGCGGCACGTTGCTTTCGTTGCTGGGTATGTTGGTTGATGCAGGCAAGCGTTTTGCGTCTATTGCAGATATGCAGGTTGGTGATGGTAATCAGGAAGCACCTGTAGGCACGACGATTGCGCTTTTGGAGCGTGGCAGTCGTGTGATGAGCGCGATACACAAGCGGTTGCATTACAGCCAGAGGGTTGAGTTCAATCTGCTTGCGCGTGTGGTGAAAGAGTCACCGCTCAAGACGTATCCGTACATGATCGCGAATGGTCAACAGCAGCTGATGGCAGCGGACTTTGATGACCGTATCGACATCATTCCTGTATCTGATCCGAATATTTTCTCTATGAGCCAACGTGTGATGATGGCTCAAGAGATGATGCAGATGGTTCAATCGAACCCGCAAATCCATGGGCCGCAGGGCGTATACAACGCATATCGGCGTATGTATGAAGCCATGGGTGTGCAGCAGATTGAGCAGTTGTTGCCTCCACCTCCGCAGCCACAGCCTATGTCGCCCGGTATGGAGAACGCTGGGTTCTTGCAAGGTCAGCCTGCACAAGCGTTTGCAGATCAAGATCATGATGCGCACATTGCTGCGCATATTTCTTTGTTGCAGTCACCTATTGTTCAGAACGTGCCACAGGGTCAGATGCAGGTCGCTGCGATGATTCAGTCGCACATCTATCAGCACATTGACTTCAAGGCGCGTGAGATGGCGCAACAAGACCCACAGATCACGCAGATGAACCAGCAGATGCAGATGATGCAACAGCAGGCTCAGATGAATCCTATGATGCAGCAGCAGTTACAGGCCATGCAGCAGCAGATGATGCCGATCATGGAAGACAAGGTTGCGACGATTACTGCTCAGATTGTTGCAGATCTAGGCCCTGCGTTATCACCACAGACGCCTGATGACCCATTGGTTGAATTGCGTGGTCGTGAGCTTGATATCAAAGAAGAAGATATGGATCGAAAGGCTCGTGAAGCACAGCAGCGTATCGATATAGAGCAAGAGCGTGTTGATAATAATAAAGAATTAGCAGAAGATCGCATGGATCTTCAAGCTGATACTGCAGCTATGAAGGATCAGATCGCCAGAGAGCGCATCAATGTTCAGCGTTCTGCCCAGATGGCGAAAACGGCTGAGAATGTAGCCAAGAATTTCTTCGGAAATTAGGAGGATAAATGAGTTCAGTACGACAAAAGATGGCCGCGACACAGAAGGCCCAAAACAAAGCGGAAGAACAAGCCCGCCTTGGCGTCCAAGAGGTCGCTCCAGTTGTAGAGCCACCCCCTGAAAAGCCAAAAACTGAAAAAACTGAAAAACTGGAAGCCAAGCCTGCGCCGAAGAAAGCGCCTGCTAAGAAAGCGCCTGTTAAAAAAGCTGCAGCCCCAAAGAAAGCGCCTGCTAAAAAGACACCAGCACCAAAAGGTAAGAAGTAATGATCAAGCGTCAAACAAGTTTTCCACAGCCCAAGGTCACTGACAGCAAAGTAAGCGTTAAAGACCAAGGCACTGTTAAATTCGCAAAGGCTGAGTCTGTTGCTACCCCCACAAAGTCTGCACCTTATGGCGCAGGTCAAATGCGTGGGTTTGGCGCGGCTCTGCGTGGTAAGAAGTTCTCTGGTATCTACTAGGATACGACCATGGCTGAGCCTAAGTATCGCACTATAAGAATACCCAAGCCTCGTTCTCGTGGCATTCGGGGTAAGATGGCGTTGCAGAAATGGCAGCGCAGTGGTGGCCGTCAGAAGCAAATACTGAACCCAGAAACAGGTAAGTATGTCCCCGTTCTTTTTGGTGATGCTGGTCAACGACAGCTACAAAAGTTTTATCCGACAAAAGAACGTGGCGAAACGATCAAGAAGGTAGAGAAATCTAAGGTTGAACAGTCTAAGCGCAACATAGCAGGCGCAGCTGAAGCTAAAAAGAAAGCCGCCGCTCTTGCCGCGAAACCAAAGCCAAAGTTCAAAAGAGATTCTAGGATTCTGGACTCTTTCAAAGCGACACCTCTTGCTAAAGCTGGCGACGGCAAAGTCACTTTTGATGACCAAACGGGCAAGTACACTCTTGATGCCTTTGGTGCAAAGAAATCGTACACCGCAGACGAACTCAAGAAAGAAATTGCAAAGTCAAAAGAGCCTAAGTTCAAAGATGATTCTAAGCTTGTAGATGCTTTCAACAAAACTCCGTTAGGAAAGTCTGGCGATGGCAAGGTCACCTTTGACCCCAACACGGGTAAGTACACTCTTGATGCGTTTGGTGCGAAGAAGTCTTACAGCGCGGATGAGCTAAACAAAGAGATCAAAGGTTTTAAGCAGCCTAAGGCTGATCCAAAGCCTGCTCCACCGCCACCGCCTGCACCTGTTGCAAAAGCGCAGCCCAAGCCTAAGATTGCAAGACCTACAGCTACACGAGGCCGTGGCGAACCTGATATACCTCTGCCACCAAAGGCTCCTGCTGTTGCTGCAGAGCCGCCACCGCCACCAAAGCGGATAGTTCCAAAGGCAAAGGCTGCAGCCCCCACTGTTGCTGCAGACATACCGCCAACTAGAGGCGCTCTAACCCGTGGTGAACCAGCGCCACCCCCGCCTCCGCCACCTGTTCGCATTACAGAAGAAGCGCCTAAACCACCAGCTTCATCATCTAATTTAGCCGAGCTCCCTGAGTTAGATCAGGTAAAGCTCAACGCTGTGCTGAAGGATTTGAAGAACAAGGTTATTTCTCCAGACTTCAAAACGCCTACACAATCTGAGATTGCAGAAGCTGTGACGAAGGCAACTGGCGGCAGGTACACACCTCCAACCGCAAAAGTTGCCGAGCCTCCGCCGCCGAAGGCAGAACCTGTTGTGCCAGAGTCTACGAGCGATTTTCAGATTTCTAAATCTGATCTAATGAAAAAAGAAACTGCGGGCAGAGGCGGCATCAACCCAGGAATGGGTGTGTATCGTCCAGATGGAACGGAATACAGACTTGCAGATCATGACTTTGATTATCAAACCATGGTCAGAGGCGAGTATTTAAAGGAAAAACCCACCACTTCAGAAGCCATTACTGCACCTACACCAGCAGTTACACGAGTGCCAACGCCACAAGCTGTATTGGATGCGAATAAAGCTGCAGGCTCACCAGTTGCTGATGTTCTTGCTATTGCGAATGCACAAAAAATTGGTGGTGATTTAAACGCAGATCAAATCCGAAGCCTTATCAACGAAGGCAAGATGGATCCAGACGATGATTTCTTTACCGATAAAGAGGGCCTTTTTGGGGAGCCGGGTCTCAGGTACAACAAGGGAGTGCCTGAGACTGTTGTAGATCAAATCGTCAAAGACAGACAACAAACTCCAGTTGCACAACAGCCTGTAGATGACGGTGGCGTCTTTATGCCCATGCCGGGACAAGATCCACCGCCAAGAGACCCTGTGACAGAACCTTTGCCAGAGCCTACTCCTGAGCCACCTCCACCTCCAAAGTTTGTGAACATGGATCCAATGCAGGGGTATAGAGAAACCTACATTCCTACAAACATACTAGGGCAGGCATATGACCCATCTGTGCGTGATGCGTATACACAGCAGATGATGCAAGCGGGTGCAAACATACAGTCAGGCGGTTATCCAATGTTTAAGACGCCTACATCTGCGATACCGCAGGTGCAGTTTGGTGGGTATGGAGCTCCTATGCCTATCTCGCCTTTGATGCCATACGCAGGTCTGGCAGCGCCTCAACCGCCTCAATTTGCTAGTGGTGCNATTGTTAACCCAGGCACAGGAGAGCCGATGCCTGTTGGCATGGCACCACCACCTAGGATTCCAGGGACATAAATGGATTCAATAGCTCTTGCTTCTTACATGATGAAGAAGTTTGAACAGTATGAGCAGGGCATTGTGGACTACACAACGTCAGGCAACATCAAGACGATGGAGGATTACAGATTCGCAATGGGTGAGTTATCAATGCTTCGCACCCTGCGTGACGAAATAAAAGAAGCGTTGCA